CTTTAAGCTCTCAGAGTTTGACTCCCCAGATTCACCTGGTTCAGGGAGCAACATGCAGGAGGAGTTCTTGATTAAGCTGGACAAGGCCAGAGAAATTGCTGGCATACCCTTCAAGATTAACTCAGGGTTCAGAACCAAGGCTCATAATGTAAGCCTCCAGAAGCGTGGCTATAAGGCTGTCACTAACTCACCTCACCTAGGTGGATGGGCAGCTGACATTCATTGCAATGACTCAGCATCTAGATTCACCATTATCAATGCCCTGCTGAAAGCTGGGTTCAAGCGCATAGGCATTGATGGTACATTCGTACATGTAGACTGTGATCCAACAAAGCCACAGTCTCTCATCTGGACTTACTAATGAACATAATGATCAAGGCAGAGCTGGTTAAGTTCCTGAATGACACCCCTGCCTATGGTGCAATAATCTTCACTAAATTAACCAATCCTGACTTGCAATTCTACAATGACCTTGAGGCATGGGCTTACTCTCATGGCTGGGCAGTGATTCTGCTTTATCGGTTATATGTAATTGGAATAGACATTCATAAAAGGTTATCACTAACAGAGCAATGGCCTAACGAGTCAGGAGAGGTGGTAATGATGACCGGGTATCAGAAGCTTTATCTTCAATTTAAAAAGTTATTTAAATGAATATTCAAAAGGATACTTTATTCCTGATGCTGGTCTTTATTGCCTACATTGGACTTGATGTGTATAATGCGAATAAGACCCATAATAGACTTAAGTCATGCATTGAGCAGTCGGATAGCATGTCAGTCAAGTGCCTCTACCGGACAGCTAACATGTCGGCAAGAGTTGATAGCCTTAAGGCTCAGAATAAGGCATTGGCAGAGACAGTCATCTACCTTGACTCCTGCACCCAGAGCAAGACCTATAAGACTGAGAGAGCAGAGAGGAGAGGTAGGTTCTTAGGTGGCCTGATCAAGGGGCTTTTCCCTAAACTCTAATGACCAATAGCTTTGGCAAGAGGTTTCAGGTGTATGCTTACACTTGCACAAGTCTTGTCTTAGTCGGCCTGCTTCTGGGAGTAGGCTATCTCTACAAGACCAATCAGGTAGCTGCTTCTGATTCGGTGCTGATGTTTATACTTGCCCAGGTCCTAGGCTCATGGGCTGCTTTGACAAGCAAGATTTTCAGGATTCCGGCAGCTAGTAGCAATAACTCTGATAATGCTTAATTTAGCAGCATGAATTGTCTTGAAGATTACATCGGTCTAAAGGGTTGCACCACAGCTCAGCCTCTATCTGGTTTATATATAAATGATTATCCGGGCATGAGTTCGGAGCTGCTGGATAAGATAGCCTCTCCGGAGCAAGTCAGTTATGTGGGCATGTGGAACTCAGCCCAAGCTGTTAGCTATGTAAGGCTCAAGCGTGATGTTCAGGCTGCACTCTTCAGCTCAGCAGAGGCTCAGCTGGATCAGGTTCTTTTCCAGACAAGGAAGGAGTTTGTTCAGCAGTGGCAGCAAGTACAGACTGTACCAGCAGAGGCAATTCTTAAAGGCACATTCGTAAGCATTCAGGGCAGCAAGTATCTGAGCCTAAGAGTCAAACAGATTTACATCTTCAACGCTGGTCCTGCTGTCAATGGCATTGACTGGTACATCTACCAGACTCAGGATGGCAAGCTGTTAGACTCAGGCACAGCTGACCTGGTTGAGGGCATGAACTACATTCCTGTGAACAATGAGTTCTTTTCTGACTTTGATAAGCTCAATATAATGGTGGCTGTAGATTGCACCAATCTGCCAACTAGCACAGGCATGTTTAGCGACTATGGCTGGGCGCAGATGGACTTAGAGTGTGCATCTAGGTTCACTTATCTCTGGCGCAATGGCTGGAGCATCTTTCCGGTTACAGCTCCGCTAGGCTATGGCTTTGGAGATTCGTGGAGTCAAGACAATAGCCAGTCAGGAGTCTACATAGATGCACAATTGCTTTGCTCACTTGATAGCTTCATCTGCCAGCAGAAGGAGTTTCTTCTAGATGCCTGGGCTAATCTGTTATGCTACCAGATTCTATGGCAGAAGGTGGCAAGTCCAAGGGCTAACTACTTTAGCCAAGGCAACCGTGAGTTCACCGAGCGAGCTATGGCTACCTTCCTTGATGGCTATCAGCAGAGCCTTGCTATCTGGGCTAGGCAGCTGAACCTGAGAGGTGAAGGTCTGTGCTTTAATTGCGACAATGCAGGGCTGATTCAGCAGGGTTTTGTTAGACCTTAAAAGCATCCCTTTTCTGCTTGCTCAATCTCCCGGTTAAGATACCACTGAGCCTTCTTTAGATCTTCCAGTTTATTGCCTTTCTTGCCTGCTCTGCTAATGTACTTAATGACATTGCCCAAGCAGAAGCCTAGCTTCCATGCTTCAATGACTTTGATAGCTTCATAGGTACTGTCTTGCCCTCCATAGTGAGGAGGGTGATTGACTGCCTGCAATGGATCAGCATCTGGTAGGCTCTCCAGGTAACTGCTAATAATGTCTCCCATTATGAATAGTAGTAAAGTGGTTTAGGTTTGTTAAACTCTGTCATGCTTATGCCCTGTAGTTCATCAAGGTCAGAGTATAGCTTGCCGTTAAAGTACCAGCCTACTTGCCTTGGCTTACTTCGCATGTTGATAAGCTCAGCCTTAATCAGAATATCATTGACATCAATGTCTTCCTTGCAGTCAATGATGAAGTCAATAAGTTCTTCGATTTGTGATTGATGATTCATAGTGCATTAATCTACGGCAAATTAAATCTTTTGCCTTACTTCTGTGCTGAATATATCACGCAATATTGCGGAAATAGGATAGTTATAAGCAATATTAAAAATTGCCTACGCACGAGTAAGTATATTAAGTGGTTCTTTGCCTTCTGCTATTAGTTTTTTATCTACAAATATTGCAGCTTCTCTTTCCGTAGCAAATGTTATGGTGCATTTGTATGTTGCTATCCACAATTCAACACCTCTTTCACATATTTTTTTTGCCACATATTTGTATTTACTACTTTTTTTTTGGTATTTATGATTTCGTCCTGTTGCCATCGCTCAAATTTTTAATACAGCTTATAACAAGCGGTATAGTTAATAAGCCCTGTAAAGTTTTGTTGTAATTGGATAGCGATGTGGTAGGGCTTACATAACCATACCGCCACCGTTAGCGGTCATGCTATGGCTACTATTTCCAAATTTCATAACCTCTTAAATATTCGTGGACTTGCTTTTCGGACTTTTCTTTTGACTGTTTACCAAGTTCATCACCGCTGATAATATCAGTAATGTAAACTGGGTAATCACTATCATAAATATCACACTCATTTTCGGCTGAAAAATCGGGAGTATAATTGATGCGAACGGCACGACCTTCCCAAAGAATATCAAATGCTTGTTCTGCTGTTAATGGATCTCTGTCATCATGGACAACCATTGTCGGACTTTCATATATTTTATTCATTTTACTTTGATTTGAGAAGCACGAACCGCTAACATGGTATCAGCAATATGGCGGTTGATGTGATTCGATTAAACATTTTTACTTTATTGTACTGTGGTGCTTCGTATCGGCTTGGGTGAGTAGAATCCGCCACATCGCTAATACCTTCACCGTTAGCTTCCATATACCTCATCATAGTAAGCCTCTGCCCTATCAGCTGCTCTGAATGCCATGTTCATAGCTATGAATGCATCCTCATGTGCCTGCTCAATCTGGTCTCTCTCCATGTCCTTGGCCTTGTCCAGAATAGAATGCCAGGTCATCTTATCCTTAGGCTCTTCCCATAGCTTTTCAAATAGCCAATCAACTGCGGTCTGATTCTTCTTCATCTTCTTCTTCAATTAGTTTCTCAATAATGTGCTTAACATACATCAATGCGCTATGCCCTCCGGCATAGTAGAAGGAGTTTACAGGCAACAGCTTCTCCTTGTCCATCATGATCTCCTTACTGCCTATCTCCTTATTGACAATGACCAATAATTGCTCTAGCGGTGTCATATTACTAGCCTGTTTAAGTTTAGGTCATAGGCTTCCATTGTTTCCTCCCACTTCTCCCAGATGTGAGCTTCATCAATGTGCTTGCCATCCTCTGAAGTATCAGTAAGGTCTCTGAGCTTCGCAGCAAAGTCAAAGATAAAGAGTGCCATGTCAAGAGACTTGATGCACCTGAAGTGTTCAATTGCATCATCTGAATCATCCAGATTAAAGGTTAGTGTTGCTTTCATTTTTGTATTTTCTTGAGTGAATGTAGGTGACCTATGTGTTTTACAAAGCCCCGGCATAAGGTGAAGCCAATGTAGCCAGCCTCATAGTACTTCTTATTGAATTGCTTCTCTGCATAGGCATGGTCATTATGTCTCCATTCGCAGAAGCTGCTGAACTTACCCATAGCCTTATAATCAGCCAGCCTGCGAAGACCAGGATTCCAGGTCATGCCATGCCAATCTCCCTTATACCTCTGGGCAAGCTGCTGATACCTGACTGCCTGCTTTGTGAGCTTAATGCCAGCTATGACAGTGTGATTATTGCGGTCTTGTGGGTGTCTTATCCAGACACATGCAGCCTTAGGCTCAGCCTCAAGGACAGACTTAGAGTTTGCGATAAAGCCATCGTGGAAGAACTCCCAGTCATCTTCGCAGTGGAAGATGTAAGGTGTCTGAACCTTAGAGTATAGAGTATCTATGGCATGCACTTGTCCTGCCCGATTACTCAATGACCATTCAGCCATGATCTGCCAATGCCTCATCAGGAAGCGGTCTAGTTCTTTACCTATAACAGCATCAATTGCTCCGCTATCATCGTGAATCAGGAAGGCTGCCGGAGGCTGACCATCCCAATAAGTAACCAAACTGCTGATGGTTTTCTCAAGTAAATCCCACCTACCACAGCTGGTCAGGCAGACGGTTACATCTCTATTTGACATAGTTAATTAGTTTGATTGCTAGCATGGTAATTAGTGCTGCATAGATCAGCCAAAAGGTAGACTGGAAGGCTGCTTCTTTAATGTTAATCTTCATAAGGAAGGAAGTATGAGTTGTCTATCAAAGTTAAGCAAGTCTGAGGCTCAAAAACCTGATGCCTTTTTTCTCCCCATGCCTCATGCTGATTGTTGTACTGCATGGGTGACAGCTCAACACCATAGATGATGAAGTTCATCTGGTCAGTCTCTAATAGGTAGCTCATGTTGTAGATGTCTCTGCCATCCTCATGCCAGAGGAAGTAGATGCTTACCTTACCACCATAGAGGTAGATGGCTGTCTGGATGGTCTTGATGTCTGAGGTCTTGCAGTCAACATAGACCTTGCCCACTTCGGTGCGGACTTTTACTGATTCGAAATTCATAGATATATTGGTTAGATTTGTGTGCAATAAAGTCAAAGAAAATATATCTGCAAAAATAT